CACCTATCTCGGTGCGTCGCGACTCGGCGTCGCCTGCTCACGCGCGCTGCAGTACGAGTACGCCGACGCGCCGGTCGATCCAGGGCGCGACATCGGCGGCCGGATGCTGCGCATTTTCGAGCGTGGCCACGTCCTCGAAGACTGCATGGTCGCGTGGCTGCGCGGCGCGGGCTTCGACCTGCGCACACGCAAAGACGATGGCGAGCAGTTCGGTTTCTCCGCGCTTGAGGGGCGACTCCGTGGCCACGTCGATGGCGTAATCGTGGCCGGCCCCGAGGGCTACGACTACCCCGCGCTTTGGGAGTGCAAGTTTCTTGGCACCAAAGCGTGGCGAGAGCTGGAAAAACACAAGCTCGCTGTCGCCAAGCCGGTGTACGCCGCGCAGGTCGCGATGTACCAGGCGTACCTCGATCTGCACGCACACCCGGCGCTGTTCACCGCGATCAACGCCGACACGATGGAACTGTACGCCGAGCGCGTGCCCTTCGACGGCCAGCTCGCGCAGCGCATGTCCGACCGCGGCGTGCAGGTCGTCGTCGCCACCGATGCCGGCGAACTGCTGCCGCGCGGCTTCTCAGATCCCACCCATTTCGAGTGCAAGTTCTGCGCATGGCAGGACCGCTGCTGGAGATCCGCATGACTCCCGATGTAATGCCTCCCCCTGTCGAGGCGATGGTCGATGCGCGCGCCGCACACGAGGCGCTATGCATTCCGCTGCAATGGCTCAACAACAAGGCGCAACGCCGCGCGCGCGGCGTGCCGGCCTATCGCATCGGCCACCTGATCCGGTTCCGGCTCAGCGAACTCGAACAGTGGCGCGATCGCAACGCGATCGTGATCGCGCCGGGCCAGGAGGTCGTCGATGACGACTGACTGGATCGACTTCAACGATGCCGCCGAACAAACACAAGAATCAAAACCGGACGATTCGCGCGAGACGATCCGTCTGGAACTGATCGCACGCCTGGACGCGGTGCTGGCGATGCTGTTTCCCGCCGGCAAATCGCGTCGCGGCAAGTTCGTGATCGGCGATGCGTTGGGCAGTCCGGGCGACAGCCTCGAAGTCGTGCTTACCGGCGCGAAGGCGGGCCTGTGGACCGATCGCGCCGAAGGCAGCGGTGGCGACATCTTCGACCTGATCGCTATGCACCATCGGCTCGATGCGCAGTCCGAGTTCGCGCGCGTGCTGGACGAGGCCAGCCGGTTGCTGGGGCGTGCGCAGACGCTGCCGACGGCAAAGCCGAAGAAGGCGCCGCCGATGGATGATCTCGGCCCGGCGACCGCGAAGTGGGATTACCTCGACGCCGACGGCCAGTTGATCGCCGTGGTCTACCGCTATGACCCACCCGGCGGCAAGAAGGAATTCCGGCCGTGGGATGCGAAGCGCCGGAAACCGGCACCGCCGGAACCGAGGCCGCTCTATCACCAACCCGGCATCGTCACGGCGGACACCGTCGTGCTGGTCGAAGGCGAGAAGTGCGCGCAGGCGCTGATCGACGCCGGCATCGTTGCGACCACGGCGATGCACGGCGCGAACGCGCCGGTGGACAAGACCGACTGGTCGCCGCTGACCGGCAAGGCGCTGCTGCTGTGGCCGGACAAGGACGTGCCGGGCTGGGAGTACGCGACGGCCGCGGCGCAGGCAGCGCTTGCCGTGGGCGCGACCAGTTGCGATGTGCTGCTGCCGCCCGACGACCGTCCCGAGGGCTGGGACGCCGCCGACGCCTTGGCGGAAGGCTTCGACATCGCCGGTTTCATCGCCAGCGGCCCGCGCATGAGCATCAAGCCGGCGACGGCGACACCCACGCAGGAAGCGTCGGTGTGGGCGACCGACGACGCGCTCGCGTTGTCGTTCACCACCCGCTACGCCGAGGACTGGCGCTACTGCGCGGCCTGGGGCAAGTGGCTGCTGTGGGAGGGGCGACGCTGGCAGGCCGACGACACGCTGCTGGTGCAGCACCTCGTGCGCGCCGTGTGTCGCGACGCCGCGCTGAAGGCGGACTCGCACCGGCTCGCCGCCAAACTCGCCGCCAGCGGCACCGTCGGCGGCGTGGAGCGGCTCTCGCGCACCGATCGCCAGCACGCGGCGACCGCGGATGTGTGGGATGCGAATCCCTACGCGCTGAACACGCCCAGCGGCATCGTAGATCTGCGCAGCGGTCGATTGCGACCGCATGCGCGCGGCGAACACCACACGCGCCTGGCGACGGCCACACCCCGCAGCGAGTGCCCGCGCTGGCGCGCGTTCCTCGGCGATGTCACCGGCGGCAACGCCGATCTGCAGACGTACCTGCAACGCATGGCGGGGTATTGCCTCACCGGCGCGACCAGCGCGCACGCCCTGTTCTTCCTCTACGGCACCGGCGCCAACGGCAAGTCGGTGTTCGTGAACGTGCTGGCGACGATCCTCGGCGACTACGCGACCAACGCGCCGATGGACACGTTCATGGAGGCGCGCGGTGATCGTCATCCGACGGATCTGGCCGGCCTGCGCGGCGCGCGCTTCGTCGCCTCGGTCGAAACCGAACAGGGCCGGCGCTGGAACGAATCGAAGGTCAAGGCGATCACCGGTGGCGACAAGGTCTCGGCGCGCTTCATGCGCCAGGATTTCTTCGAGTACACCCCACAGTTCAAATTGGTCATCGCCGGCAACCATAAGCCCGCGATCCGCAACGTCGACGAAGCGATGAAGCGGCGCATGCACCTGATCCCGTTCACGGTGACGATCCCGCCCGAACGTCGCGACGACACACTGACCGAGAAGCTGCTGGCCGAGCGTGACGGCATCCTCGGCTGGGCGTTGGCCGGGTGTCTGCAGTGGCAACGCACAGGCCTGCAGCCACCACCCAGCGTGGTGTCGGCGACTGAGGAGTATTTCGAGGCCGAAGACGCGCTGGGTCGCTGGATGGACGAACGCTGCGTGCGCACCGAGCGCGCCAAATCGCTGACCGCCGAACTGTTCAACGACTGGAAGGCCTGGGCCGAAGCGGCAGGCGAGTTCGTCGGCTCGCAGCGTCGCTTCTCCGACCTGCTGCTCGCGCGCGGCATCGAGAAATGGCGCAACGGCATGGGCGTTCGCGGCTTTCAGGGCATCGGCCTGAAGGCGGAGCCAAGGCCCGAGCGCAGCCGTTTCGCCGACGACAACGACGACTGACTCCCTATCACGCCACCAACGTCTGACGCAGTCGTCACAGTCCATGATTGTTCTCTATTACGTGTGAGCGCGCGCACGCGTAAGCGATTAACCATCCACTGTGACGACTGCGTCAGACCCGACCCCCAACAGGACTCCGGAATGACCAGAACACTCCTCGCGCTCGACCTCGGCACCACCACCGGCTGGGCATTGCGCACCCCTGATCGCCGCATCACAAGCGGCAGCCAATCCTTCAAGCCGCAACGCTTCGAGGGCGGCGGCATGCGATTCCTGCGCTTCGTCCGCTGGCTCGACGAACTGCAGGCGCTCTCGGGCGGACTGCAGCACCTCGCGTTCGAGGAAGTGCGCCGGCACGCGTCCACGGATGCCGCGCACGCCTATGGCGGCTTCCTCGGCCTGCTCTGTGCCTGGTGCGAGCGGCATGCGATTCCGTATCAGGGCGTACCCGTGGGTACGATCAAGAAGCACGCCACCGGCAAGGGCAACGCGAACAAGGACGCGATGATCGCAGCGGTGCGGAGCTGGGGCTACACCCCGGTCGACGACAACGAAGCGGATGCGCTGGCACTGCTGCACTGGGCGATCGCGCAGGAGATTCGATGAACGCCATGACGCCCATTCCCGTAATCACCGGCCGTCTGTCCGGCCAATCCGTGCCCCTGGTGGATGCACGATTGCTGCACGAATTTCTCGATGTCGGCCGGGACTACACGACCTGGATCAAGGACCGCATCGCCGAGTACGAATTCATCGAAGGCGAGGACTTCATCTGCGTCGCCAACCACCAGGACTTTTCCCCCAAACGGGGGAAAATTCACCACGGCACCGAATCTTCACCACATCGGGCGAAAAGACGGCGGGGCCGTCCTGCTCGCGACTACTTCCTCACCCTGGACATGGCCAAGGAGCTGGCGATGGTCGAACGCACGCCGCGTGGTCGCCAGGCGCGGCGCTACTTCATCGCCTGCGAGCAGCAACTGCGACAGCTCCACGCGACCAGCATCGCGCCAGCCACATGCGCTCCGCTCTCGCGTGGACAACGGCAGGCCATCAACCGGCAGGCGTGGGTGGATGCCTCGGGTGAGATCTACGATCTGTTCAACCGCCGTCGCGAAACGCTGATCCGCACGGTCGTCGGTACCAATGACGCCAACCCGAGGCTGCTGCCACCGGGATACCGCCCACCGTGGGCGAGGGGATGACATGACGAGAACGACTCCTTGGACGTTCGATGACGTCGAGTACCGCTTTCACGAAGCGGCCGTGACTTCGTTTCGCCTTCCACCCGCTCGCGTTGCAGGCTACGTCACGATGTGGCCCGAGATCGCCCGCCAGTCATGGGAAGGCTATGCGGACGAGCTGACGATCCTGCGCATCCCGGCGACGCCTGTGGCCATCGACCACCTGATCGAAACCACACGCTGGCTGCTGTGGCTCGACGAGTCGCAGCGTCGTCTGGTGTGGGCGCGTGCTCGCTACGTGCCGTGGAAAGTGATCTGCAAGGAACTCGGTTGCGTGCGGCCCACGGCATGGCGTCGTTGGCGACATGCACTGACGCTGATCGTGGTCGAACTCAATGGCCAGCCACCACGCATCATGGACGCCATCCCGCAGCGTAACGCGACGTGACGTAACGAGACGCAAGCGAACACGCAGGATCGCAAAACCCCTGCGAAACGCGTGCAACATGCTCCCCTCTTGCGGTGTATCGTTTGCCCCACGGTCGAGATGCTCCCTGAAGCACAACGCTTCGGATGCAGCAGCGACCCATAGGGACAGAAGTAGACCCACAGGGTCTACGGGTCCTTCCTGTCGCACTGCAACAGCGGGCGGCAAAGCCGCGGAACCCCGCTAGCGTCACCCCGCAAACCGAGGTTTGCACGGGTTGCAGGGTTTGCAGTTTGCATCCCGGTTTGCACTCCACTCAACTTTCCCCCTGCCCGTCGATCGTCGTGACTCGTTCCCCTGCGAGCACGACGGTCGGCGGGCTTCTTTTTGAGCCTACGATGCCCAACGCCCTCGCCGTCGAGACCCGCCGGGTCGAGGCGCTGATTCCGTATGCAAGAAATCCACGCACGCACAGCGACGCGCAGATTGCGCAGCTCGCGGCGAGCATCGTGGAGTTCGGCTGGACCAATCCGATTCTGGTCGATGGCGACAACGGCGTGATCGCCGGCCACGGCCGATTGCTCGCCGCACGCAAGCTCGGCATGACCGAAGTGCCGGTGATTGAACTGGCACATCTCACGCCCGCGCAGAAGCGTGCGCTGGTCATCGCCGACAACCGCATTGCACTTGATGGCGGCTGGGACGAGGCGATGCTGGTGCTGGAACTGGCGGAGCTTGCGGACATCGGGTTCGAGCTGGATCTGACCGGCTTCTCGGCGAACGAAATCGAACGCTTGCTCGATGCCGTCGAAACGACAGACTCGGCCAACGCATCCGATGCGTCCGACGCCGACGAGGACGAGGATAACGAAGGCGATGACGGCAACGACGGGCACAGCGATTCCGCATCGCTCGCCGATCCGGTGTCCCGTGTCGGTGATGTTTGGATGATCGGCAAGCATCGGCTGATCTGCGGTGATGCCGCCGACCCCGCCGTTGTCGCGGCGCTGATGCGCGGCGAGACCGCGCACCTGTGCATCACCTCACCGCCGTATGGCCAGCAGCGGGACTACGCCAGCGGCGGTATCGGCGATTGGGACACGCTCATGCGCGGGGTATTCGCTGCCGCGCGTGCTGCGTTGCACGACGATGCGCAGTTGCTGGTCAATCTGGGCCTCGTCCACGACGACAATGAAGTCCAGACGTACTGGGACAGCTGGACCACGTGGATGCGCGCGCAGGGCTGGCGGCGCTTTGGTTGGTACGTCTGGGACCAGGGTCCGGGGCTTCCCGGCGACTGGCGTGGGCGTCTCGCACCGAGTTTTGAGTTCGTCTTCCATTTCAATCGCAGCAACCGCAAGCCCAACAAGATCGTGCCGTGCAAGTTCGCGGGGCAGGACATTCACCTGCGTGCGGATGGCTCCTCCACTGCACTGCGCGGCAAGGATGGCGGCGCGCTGGACTGGGCTCACGCGAACCAGCCCACGCAAGACATGCGGATTCCCGATTCGGTGATCCGGGTGATGCGCCACAAGGGCAAGCTCGGACGCGGCATCGACCATCCGGCGGTGTTCCCGATTGCGTTACCTCAGTTCGTGATCGAGACGTACTCGAATGCGGGAGAGTTGGTGTACGAACCCTTTGGCGGCAGCGGCACCACGCTACTGGCGTGCGAGCGCACCGGCCGGGTCTGTCGCGCGGTGGAGATCGCCGCCGATTATGTCGATGTCGCGATCGAGCGCGTGCGTCAGCAACTGCCGGGCCTGCCGATCACGCTTGAAGCGACCGGCCAACCCTTCGACGCGGTCGCAGCCGAGCGTCGCAATACTGCGCGGGCGGCGGCATGAGCTGGGTCGCCGACAAGATCGAGCACTGGCCGCTGTCGCGGCTGTTGCCATACGCCAACAACGCGCGCACGCACTCGGACGAACAGATCGCGCAGATTGCGGCCTCGATCGTCGAGTTTGGATTCACGAACCCGATCCTGGTCGGCAGCGACGGCGTCATCGTCGCCGGTCACGGCCGGCTCGCCGCTGCCCGGAAACTCGGTCTGGATGGTGTACCGGTGGTGGTGCTCGATCATCTTTCGCCGACGCAGCGTCGCGCGCTGGTGATCACCGACAACCGGCTTGCGGAGAACGCCGGCTGGGACGACGCGCTGCTGCGCACCGAACTGGAGGCATTGCAGGAGGACGGCTTCGACCTGGACCTGACCGGCTTCGATCCGGACGCGCTCGCCGAACTGATGGCGGGCGAAGAAACCGACCACTCCGGCGAAGTCGACGACGACGATGTGCCCGACGACGAGACCATCACGGTATCTCGACCAGGCGATCTGTGGCAGCTCGGCGAACATCGCGTGCTGTGCGGCGACGCCACCGACGCAACGAACTACGTGCGATTGCTGGCAGGTGAAACGGCGGATATGGTCTTCATCGATCCGCCGTACAACGTGAACTACGCCAACAGCGCCAAGGACCGGATGCGCGGCACCGACCGCGCGATCCTCAACGACAACCTCGGCCAGGGCTTCCATGAATTCCTGCTCGCAGCATTGACGCCGACTCTGGTGCATTGTCGCGGCGCGATCTATATCGCGATGTCCTCCAGCGAACTGGACGTGCTGCAGGCCGCGTTCCGCGCCGCAGGCGGCCACTGGTCGACGTTCGTGATCTGGGCGAAGAACACCTTCACGCTCGGTCGCGCCGACTATCAGCGCCAGTACGAACCGCTGCTCTATGGCTGGCCCGAAGGTGCACAACGGCACTGGTGTGGCGACCGTGACCAAGGCGACGTGTGGCAGATCAAGAAGCCGCAGCGCAACGATCTGCATCCGACGATGAAGCCGGTCGAGTTGGTGGAGCGATGCATCCGCAATTCGAGCCGGCCCGGCGACGTGGTGCTCGATGGTTTCGGCGGATCGGGAACGACCCTGATCGCCGCGCACAAGAGCGGTCGGCGCGCGCGGCTGATGGAACTCGATCCGAAGTACGTCGATGTGATCGTGCGCCGCTGGCAGACCTGGAGCGGCGAGCAGGCGGTGCGCGAGGACGATGGCGTGGCGTTCGACGATGCGGCGAACGCGATTCCGTGAATCCGCCGATCCGCACGCCTGCCCTCTACAACGAAATCGAACCCTATCTCTGCGCATGGCTCAACAATCAGATCGCTGCTGGCCTCATCCCGCCCGGCCACGTCGATGGGCGGGACATCCGTGACCTCGATCCCGACGACCTCGCCGGCTTCCGGCAGGTCCACCTGTTCGCGGGCGTCGGTGGTTGGGCCTACGCGGCCCGACTCGCCGGCTGGCCCGACGACGCCGAACTGTGGAGCGCGTCGTGTCCGTGCCAGCCGTTCTCGGTTGCGGGCAAACGCGCCGGGACCAACGATTCCCGGCACCTATGGCCCGACGTGTTTCGGCTCGTCGGTGCCCGACGGCCCGCTGTACTGGTGGGAGAGCAGGTTGCGGCAGCGGTTGGCCAGCATTGGCTCGACCGAGTGTTTGCTGACCTGGAAAGTCTCGGTTACGCCTGCCGGGCGATCGTTGTCCCGGCTTGTGCCATCAACGCGCCCCATCGACGAGATCGACTGTGGTTTGTGGCTCACACCCACGACGCGCGACTACAAGGATTCGCCGGGGATGTCGCTGGCGCCGAGGCGCGACGGCGCGTCGCGGACGGATCTGCTGCCACGGCAGGTGTACGCGACGGCGCGTGCGCTGTGGTCGACGCCGACAGCGTCGGCGGACAAGTCGCTCCGCACGCCGGAGGGCGCGCGCCGGGAAGTCGAACGCGGCCGCTCGCCGGACCTGCCGGCGCAGACACTCTCACTGTGGCCAACGCCGACGAGCCTTGCGCCGTCGAAGAATGGTTACAACGGCGCGGGCAATTCGGCGGGACTGGTGGCGATTCGTCAGATCGCGCTGGGGTTGTATCCGACGCCGACGAGCGCGTGCGCGAACGGCGGCCAGACCTCGCGCAGCGGCAAGCGCAGGAACGAACCGTTGTTGCGCGGCATCGCGATGGACTTGAGCGCGGTGCATGGGACGACGTCGAGTGGATCATCGGATACGACGGCAAGCTCCGCCGGGTCCCTCGCGCCGGAGTTCGTCTTCTGGCTCATGGGATTCCCGCGCGCATTCCTCGATTGCGCGCCGCTGGCAATGCGATCGTCCCGGCGCTTGCAGCGGAAGTCCTCCGCGCGCTGCGCGAAGGGTGATGCCGGATAAGCGAACGGGACCGGATGCGATCCGGTCCCGGCGCGGTTACTCGTCGGCGAACATGAAACTGCCCGGACCGTTGCCCTCGTCGTCGCAAAGCAGGATGAGCGTGCGCTCCTTGCCGTCGCGACACTTGACGACGAAGCCGTAAAGCTCGTCGTCCATCGGATCGTCGCTCGCGCCAGTGCGGGCGAGTGCTGTGATGGTGCCGCCGACCAAGGGCTGCAGTTTCTTGAGGTAAAAATCGGTGGGTGCGGGCATGCGGCGCTCCGGTGTTGTCGTGGTGGATATTCGATTGTCGGTGCGCAATGCCACGCTTCGGCGTGGCATTGCGTCAGGCTGCGTTGCGCTGCGGTTTCAAGCTGCGGACGCGGCCTCGGCGATGCGGTAAACCCGCTCGCCGCCCTCGGCCTTGTCCGAGGTGATGGTCAGGCCGAGCTTCTTGCGGAAGGCACCGGCGAAAGTGCCGCGCACGGTGTGGGCCTGCCAGTCGGTGAGTTCGCAGATCTGCTTGATCGTGGCGCCTTCTGGACGCTTGAGCATGGCGATGACCTGCGCCTGCTTGCTGTTCTCGCGGGTGCGCGGTGCGGTCGTTTCGCCATCGCCCGATGCGGCGGCGTCAGGCGTCGGTTTCGCGGCTTTGCGTTCGGTCTTGCGTGCCGCTTTGGGCGTTTTCTCACCCGCCGGCATCGCCGTCTCGGCGGTGGCGCGTTGACCGGGACGTTCGCGACCCAGTGCGTCGTAACCTTCGGCGGTGACCATCCAGTCGCCGTCGCTGCCGATGATCATCGCGCGCTTGAACAGGGCCTCGATGACCTTTTGGCGCGCGCCGCCTTTGATGTTCTCGGGGAACCATTCGATCTTGCCGTTGGTGTGATCGATGGCATGCGTCAGTACGGCTGTCTGGGTCGGGTTCAGCGCGATCGGCTTGGTGTTCGCTGCAGTGTTCATGAGGTGCTCCTGAGTGGGTGTGGTGTGTTGGATGTGGTTGGCGCGACGTGATGAACGCGCTGTTCCGGAGCAAAGCCAAGCGGTGTTCCGCAGAAGCACGGCGCGTTAAGCCAACAGACGGCATGACCTCGGCGCGTGCGCTGTTCGCACGGAAAATCAAGTCTTTCTTTGGTCATTCGGATGGGAATTTCGATCCGCGCCTACGCGCGTCATCGTGGCGTGACGGATACGGCCGTCCACAAGGCAATCCGTGCCGGGCGCATCACGCCAGAGGCGGACGGCTCCGTCGATCCAGCGAAGGCCGATGCCGAATGGGCACGTAATTCCGCGCCAGCGCGCACAGGAACGCAGACACGCGCGACGCGCGTGGCGGTTGCGGAAACGGTCGAGGCGACGCGCGAAGGCGGCACCACGGCGCTACCATCGGGTGGTGCATCGCTGCTGCAGGCGCGCACCGTCAACGAAGTGGTGAAGGCGCAGACGAACAAGGTGCGATTGGCGCGTCTGAAGGGCGAGCTGGTCGAACGCTCGCAGGTCGTGGCGCATGTGTTCAAGCTGGCGCGCGATGAGCGCGATGCGTGGCTCAACTGGCCGGCGCGCGTGTCGGCGCAGATGGCGGCAACGCTTGCGGTCGATCCGCACGCGATGCATCTGGCGCTGGAAGCAGCGGTGCGCGCGCACCTCGCCGAATTGGGCGAGGTGCGCGTGAAGGTGGATTAATCGTCCGCCAGTAATGCGCAGGCCTGCGCGAGCAGATGATCGGCCAGCGGCAGATTGGCGCGCATGGCGGGATCGTCGACCCATGCCTCGCTGCGCGTTTCAAGGCGGATGTGCAATTCGGCCAGCGAACTTTCGATGCTGCCGATGGTGTCTTCGGGATGCGGCGCGTTGGCACCATCGCCGCCGACCGCGCCGAGCGCCTGTTCGATGCCGCTGACCGCGAAATTCAATCCCTCCTGAAAGTCCTCGTTCTCTTCGCACTCACCGTGCAGTTGCTCGATGCGCTGGCGGATGAGGTGAAGGGCATTGCGAATGTGATCGTTCATGGCGATGTCCGGATGGCCCTTGCGGCCGGGGACGGCATGAACGCGCTGTTCGCTGGCAAAGCCAAGCGCCCGCGACGGCGCAACCAGGTGTACAGATGCTCGATTACGAAGGCGCGCATGAGATCGAGCGCGCCTGGCACGAGGGCCTGACCCCCGATCCGTTGCTGTCGGTCTCCGCGTGGGCCGATCAACACCGGATGCTGTCGAGCAAGGCGTCTGCGGAACCGGGACGTTGGCGCACATCGCGCACGCCCTACCTGCGCGAGATCATGGATTGCCTCTCGCCGGCCTCGCCAATCGAGCGCGTGGTGTTCATGAAAGGTGCCCAGGTGGGCGGCACCGAAGCGGGAAGCTGCTGGATTGGATACGTGATCCACCACGCGCCCGGGCCGATGATGGCGGTGTGGCCGACGGTGGAGATGGCCAAGCGCAACTCCAAGCAGCGGATCGATCCGCTGATCGAGGAGTCGCCCGCGCTGGCCGGATTGATCGCACCGGCGCGTTCGCGCGATGCGGGCAACACCATCCTCGCCAAGGAGTTCCGCGGCGGCGTGCTGGTGATGACCGGCGCGAACAGTGCGGTCGGCCTGCGCTCGATGCCGGTGCGGTATCTGTTTCTCGACGAGGTGGATGGCTATCCGCTCGATGTCGAGGGCGAAGGCGATGCGATCACACTGGCGGAGGCGCGCACGCGCACCTTCACCCGGCGCAAGATCTTCATCGTCTCCACGCCGACGATCGCGGGTGCCAGCAGCATCGAGCGCGAGTACGAAGCCTCCGACCAGCGCCGCTACTTCGTGCCGTGTCCGCACTGCGCGCATGCGCAGTGGTTGCGCTTCGAGCAGTTGCGTTGGGAGCGTGGGCGGCCGGAAACCGTCGCCTACATCTGCGAGTCGTGTGAGATGCCCATCGCTGAGCACCACAAGACGTCGATGTTGGCGCAGGGCCAGTGGCGCGCGACGGCCACCGGGAACGGCCGAACGGCCGGGTTCCATTTGTCGTCGCTATACAGCCCGGTAGGTTGGCGCACGTGGCGCGAGATCGCGGCGGCGTGGGAGAGCGCGATCGACAAGGCCACGGGCTCGGCGTCGGCGATCAAGACGTTCAAGAACACGGAGCTTGGCGAGACCTGGGTCGAGGACGGCGAAGCGCCGGACTGGCAACAACTGCTCGAACGGCGGGAGGACTACCGGATCGGCACCGTGCCGCACGGCGGCCTTCTGCTGGTCGGCGGCGCCGACGTGCAGAAGGACCGTATCGAAGTCTCGGTCTGGGCGTTCGGGCGCGGCAAGGAGGCGTGGCTGGTCGAACATCGGGTGTTGATGGGCGATACCGCGCGCGATCCGGTGTGGACGCAATTGCGCGCAATGCTCGCCGAGACCTGGACGCACGCCTGTGGCGCGCAGCTGCCGCTCGCACGCTTCGCGATCGACACCGGCTACGCGACGCAGGAGGCCTACACGTTCGTGCGCGCCTGCCGCGATCCACGGGTGATGGCGATCAAGGGCGTGGCCCGCGGCGCGGCGCTGATCGGCACGCCGACGGCGGTGGATGTCTCGGTCGGCGGCAAGAAGTTGCGGCGTGGACTGAAGCTGTATTCGGTGACGGTCGGCATCGCCAAGCAGGAGCTGTACAACCACTTGCGCAAGCAGGCGTCTGTCGCCGAAGACGGCGTGACGCTCACGTATCCGCCCGGTTACATCCACCTGCCAAAGGTCGACGCCGAGTTCCTGCAGCAGCTGTGCGCGGAACAACTGGTCACGCGCCGCGACCGCAACGGTTACCCAAAACGCGAGTGGCAGAAGCTTCGAGAAAGGAACGAGGGCTTGGATGCCTTCGTGTATTGCCGCGCCGCCGCATCCGCAGCCGGCCTGGATCGTTTCGAGGAGCGCCACTGGCGCGAACTGGAACGGTCGCTGGGACTACCGCCACCTGAGGCACCGATGCCGATGTCCGACCCACCCACTCACGAGGCCACCGATTCCGGTGGCCTTTCCACATCTGCGCGTCCGACCCGTCGGCGCGTCGTCAAGAGCCGCTGGCTCCAACGCTGAGAATCGCTGAGAAGTTCTGCATGGCCTACACCCCCGAACAACTCGCCGCACTCGAACAAGCGCTTGCGACCGGCGAGCAGCGCGTCACCTTCGGCGATCGCACCGTCGAGTACCGGTCCATCGACGACCTGATCGCTGCCATCGGTGTCGTGCGGCGCGGACTGGAAGAGCAGGCGATCGCTGCCGGCACCGCACGTCGTCGACCGCGTCGTGTGGTCATCGATACCGACAAGGCGACGTGACCGGATGAGTTGGTTCACGCGGCTGCGCGCACGGGTATTCGGCGCGACGCCCACTTACGACGGCATCGGCGGTGGACGTCGTGCGCGTTTCTGGCAGGTCGGCAATCCGGGTGCGGTCGCCGCGCTCGCCTATGCGCAGGACGAACTGCGCGCGAAGAGCCGCGATCTGGTCCGACGCAACGCCTGGGCGGCGGCCGGCGTTGAAGCTTTCGTTGCGAATGCCATCGGCACCGGCATCAAACCGCAGTCGATGCTCGAGGATCTCGCGCAGCGCGAAGCGGTGCAGGCGCTGTGGCGCGACTGGTGCGAGGAGGCGGATGCCGCAGGGCTGACGGATTTTTATGGCCTGCAAGCGCTCGCCTGCCGGGCGATGCTCGAAGGTGGCGAGTGTCTGGTGCGCTTGCGCTACCGGCGCCCCGAGGATCGGCTCAGCGTCGGCCTGCAACTGCAACTGCTCGAACCCGAACACTTGCCGACGACGCTGCATCGCGAACTGCCGAACGGCAACGTGATCCGCGCCGGCATCGAGTTCAACGGCATCGG